CAGGTAGTGTATTTGGTGGTGTATCTGGGAATAAGATTACTGCTATTGCTGGAGAGTCTTCTACTGGAAAGACTTTTTTCTCTCTCGCAGTGGTTAAGAACTTTCTTGATACTTATTCCGATGGTTACTGTCTCTACTTTGACACTGAGGCTGCTGTCACTAAATCTCTTTTAGAATCTCGTGGAATTGATACTTCTCGTCTTGTGGTTGTCAATGTTGTTACTATTGAAGAGTTTAGATCAAAGGCACTCAAAGCAGTAGATCTTTACCTTAAGAAAAAAGAGGGAGAACGCAAACCTTGTATATTTGTGTTAGACTCTCTTGGTATGCTTTCTACTGAAAAGGAAATTGATGATGCTTTGAATGAAAAGCAAGTTAGAGATATGACTAAATCTCAACTTGTCAAAGGGGCATTTAGAATGCTCACCCTTAAACTTGGGCAAGCAAAGATTCCCATGATTGTCACTAATCACACTTATGATGTTGTTGGATCTTATATTCCAATGAAGGAAATGAGTGGTGGATCTGGACTTAAGTATGCTGCTTCCACAATCATCTACCTTTCTAAGAAGAAAGAAAAAGATGGTACAGAAGTGGTAGGCAACATTATTAAATGTAAGACTCACAAATCTAGATTGAGTAAAGAAAATAAAGAAGTAGAAGTTCGTCTTTACTATGATGAAAGAGGTCTTGATAAGTATTATGGTCTTCTTGATCTTGCTGAAAAGTATGAGATCTTTAAGAAGGTTGGTACTAGGTATGAGACTCCAGATGGATCTCAGTATGGCAAAACCATCATGGAAAATCCAGGAAAATTCTTTACTCCAGAAGTTATGCAAGCTTTAGATGAAGCAGCAAAACAGGAGTTCTCTTATGGTTGATCTTAGAGAATTCATTCATGTTTATGATGATGGATTAGAACCAGATGTTTGTGAATATTTGATTGCTGAATTTGAGAACAATCAAAACTTGCATGAAAGAGTTGACAATGATCAAAAACCATCTTTTACTCAATTTAATATCACAGAGAATTGCAAACTGAATCAGCAGTTTGAAGCAGTTCATAATCACTTAATCACTAAGACTTTTCAGTTGAGAAATAAGTATTATGAGTTTGTTGATAAGAGAGTCTTTCCTGAAAGTCATGCATTTGAACAGTTCAGATTGAAGAAGTATAATAATGATGGGCATGATCAGTTTGATGTTCATGTTGATGTGCAGGATTATGCAAGTGCTAGAAGATACCTAGCATTTCTTTGGTACTTGAATGATGTTCAAGAAGGAGGTGATACAGTATTCAAAGATTTTATTGTTCACCCTCAGAGAGGGAGGGTATTGATATTCCCTCCATTGTGGATGTTCCCTCACAAAGGTGAACCTCCTATTAGTGGTCCAAAGTACATTCTAAGTGGGTATTTGCATTATAAATGATGGAGAAAATTGAAACTACAATCCTTAAAAATTTAATCTTCAATGATGAATACTGCAGAAAGGTTCTCCCATTCATAAAGAATGATTACTTTGAAAATTTTCATGAGAAAGTAATCTTTGATGAAATCTCCAATTTTGTCATTAAATACTCAACAATGCCAACCAAAGATGTTATTGGCATTGAAGTAGAAAAGAGAACTGACATCAGTGAGGATACATTTAAAACAGTTTGTGATTATGTTAGTAATTTTGAAGACTCTTCAGTAGAGATTAATTGGTTGACTGATACTACTGAAAAGTGGTGTAGAGATCGTGCAATCTATCTTGCCCTCATGGAATCTATTAAGATTGCAGATGGACAAGATGAAAACAAAAACAGAGATGCTATTCCATCTATTCTTCAAGATGCTCTTGCAGTAAGTTTTGATAATCACATTGGACATGACTACCTTAATGACTATGAACAAAGATATGATACCTATCACAGAAAAGAAGAAAAAATCCCATTTGATCTTGAATACTTTAACAAGATCACGAAAGGTGGTCTCCCTAATAAGACTCTCAACATCGCTCTTGCTGGTACAGGTGTCGGCAAAAGTCTATTCATGTGCCACATGGCTAGCTCCATCCTCTTGCAAGGGCGCAATGTTCTCTACATTACACTTGAAATGGCAGAGGACAGGATTGCTGAAAGAATTGATGCGAATCTCCTGAATGTAAATATCAAAGATATTGTAGATCTTCCTAAGCAAATGTTTGATACTAAGGTAAATAGCATTGCTAAGAAGACGCAAGGAACTTTGATTATCAAAGAATACCCAACTGCTTCAGCACATGCAGGTCACTTTAAGTCTTTGCTAAATGAACTATCTCTCAAAAAATCATTTAGACCTGATATTATTTTTATTGACTACCTTAACATTTGTGGGTCCTCTAGGTATAAGTCAAACTTCTCTGTCAATTCTTATTCGTATGTTAAGGCAATTGCAGAGGAACTTAGAGGATTGGCAGTGGAATTCAATGTTCCCATTGTCTCTGCTACCCAGACTACTCGCAGTGGTTATGGGAACTCTGATGTTGAACTTACTGATACTAGTGAGTCCTTTGGTCTCCCTGCTACTGCTGATCTTATGTTTGCCCTTATTAGTACAGAAGAGTTGGAACAGTTGGGGCAAATTATGGTAAAACAATTGAAGAACAGATATAATGATCCCACTATCAACAAAAGGTTCATTGTTGGTATTGATAGGGCAAAGATGAGACTCTATGACTGTGAACAAAAAGCACAGGATGATATTCTTGACTCAGGACAAGAAGAAGAGTATACTAATGATGATGAACCAAAACAAAGTAAATTCGCAGGTTTTAAATTCTAATGACTGGACAAGTTGATTTTAACAAGTACCAACAATTTGTAGATGCAGTTACCTCTGATGCATCTAGAGACTTTGTTGCTTTCTCAGATCGCATTGTTGAACTAGATCGTAAAGGTGCTAACATTGAAAGACTTCTAACTTCTGGTGTTGGTATGAATGCTGAGGGTGGTGAGTTCCTGGAGATTGTTAAGAAGATGATCTTCCAAGGCAAACCCTGGAATGAAGATAATAAGGACCACCTTCTTACTGAACTTGGTGATCTGATGTGGTATGTTATGCAAGCATGTATTGCATTGGAAACTCCTATTGATCAGGTTATTGCAAAGAATGTAGAGAAACTTGAGAAGCGTTATCCTGGTGGTGCCTTTGATGTTTTCTACTCAGAAAATCGTTCTGACGACGATAGATAATTATAAACTAAAATAGATGGCAACTGAAACAGATCTTTTTGAGGCAGCTTCTATAGTTGTTTTTTATCATGCTATAGAAAGAGGGGCTGATCTAACTCCAAACCAAGACCTAGAATTGTATAATGATCTAAAAAAAGAATTTCCAAATATGGATTCTGAGTGGTATCTTGGATTGCTAAAGCAGGCAAAGGCATTAATTAAATATCTTGGTCATACTGAAGGTAATAAAGATACCTCTTGGAAGTATGCCAGATATGGTGGATCCACAAAAACTTTGCCTGCAACAAAAACAACAGACATTTATGATTATATTTGGTCTAGTTTTAATAGACCTCAACAACAACTCTTTACAGGAAAAAAAGATAGTTGGAACACCACTGATGTCTACATGATAAAGTCGGGTGAAGAAAGAAAAGTAAAGGACATGGTTGATCTTCTTAAGAAAGAATTTTCAGATGGAACTACTGCTCCTGAAGTATTTGTTGGAACTGTTAATGCTTATCTAAGTCAACTTTTAGAAAGTAAAACTCTTCTTGGCATCTCTCTTAAAAAACCAACAAAAGCAGAACCAGAATCTCATGTTTATGAAACTAATATAGATGTTGGTCCTGATGGTATTGAAGTTCATGAAGGTGATCTGATAGGTGATATGTTCACTTATATGGAAATTACCAAGAGAGGTGGAGACAATGATTTTGCAGGAAACTCTTTAACATTTGAGGCACAATTTAAAGCAGGAAAATACATCAAAAGATATTTTTGGGAAAGTAAAGTCTCAAGTACTGCTGCTCATGCAACTGAACCTAGGGATAGAGTTGCCAATAACAAAGGAAAATATGTAAATGCTACTGCAAGAAATGGAGCAATTCCTGCTCCTAAAATGGCAGAGTTAGTTAAAAAATATACAGGGGAAGAGATTAATTACAATATACCTTTGAATGGAAAATTTACTGCCACTCACCTAAAGTATTGGCAAGACTATTTTTCAGATATTGTTTCTGATAAGACTATAACTAAGGACTTTGGTAAAATTTCCTATATGGGAAAAGTTTGTACTCCAGAAGAGTTTATTCAAAAAGCATTTTTGCTTGATGACCAATCCTCAAACCCCTCAGGTAAAAATTTTGCAGTTAAACTAAGAAGCAAACTTAGAATCCTTAGATATATGAAAATGTTTATTGAGGCTAAGAAGGACCATAAATTAGCAGAACTTATTACTCATGCTTACTTCCTATCATCAAAAATGAACATTAGTCAAGCTGACTTGTCTGGACCCTTTATCAAAGTCCAATGATGTGCTACACTGGTAAAATGCTGGAGACCCTATGATTGATCTGAGAACTGGAGACTGTATTGAGTTAGCAAAACAACTTGATGACAACTCCATTGATTGCACTGTAACTTCACCCCCATACAACAAACAGAAGATTGGGGGTGGTTTGTTTCGCAAAATTGAGTATGATAAGTTTGATGATTCTCTTCCTGAAGATGTTTATCAGGAGCAGCAGATTGAACTTCTGAATGTTCTCTTTGATAAGACCAAAGAGGGTGGTTCATTGTTCTACAATCATAAGGTCAGATACCTTGAAGGTAATGCTACTTCTCCTTGGGCATGGTTGCCTAAAACTAAGTGGCACATCAGGGAAGAGATTATCTGGAACAGGGGCAGTGGTCCTGAGATTTCTGGGTATAGATTTACTCAAATTGATGAAAGAATCTACTGGTTGTGTAAAGGTGCTAAGCGTCCTAAACTTCCTAGAAGGTCTGTTAACTATGGATCAGTTTGGAAGTTTGGTCCTGAGATGAAGAATCCTCACCCTGCTCCTTTCCCTATTGTTCTTCCTCTTCGTTGTATCCAAGCAGTGATGGAAACTCCTGGTGTTGTTCTTGACCCCTATAGTGGTTCAGGTACAACTGGTCTTGCTGCTACACTTCTTGGTCATGATTACATTGGATTTGATTTGTCTGATGATTATCATGCTATGGCAAGAGAAAGAATCAGCAATCCTTCCAGAAGAGATCTTGAAAAGTTTACTGAAGAGTGTGGTGTTGAGGTAAATAGTGAAAGAGGTCTTTTCAGTTTACTTGAAACCTGATGGAAGAATTTTTTAAAGAACTGATTCCACTATATAAACAACACGTAAGAGTGAAGCAGTTGAAGAGGAAAACCATAGAAAATTTTTCTAGGTTTTACTCTTCTTTTATGGATCAATATAAAGACCCAAAAGATAAGAAGGATAAATACTTACATGCCAAAGGCATAGGATTGCAGTATATTCTCGACAATCAGGACTTGATATATTCAGAAATCAATAAATGAAAAGATTCCTAGAGTTTATAACAGAAGCAAGAACATCCCAAGCTGCAAAGCAAGCAAAGAAACTTGGGTATGTTGGTGATGGGCATGGATATTGGGTTGATAAAGAAGGATCTAGGAAAGCTCAGACAGTTAAGGGTAAACTTGAATTCATAGATCAAAAGAAAAAAAAGAAAGGTGAAGAAGGGGACTCTGCATTACAGAAACCTGCTGATGTAAAAGGTAAGAAATTAGCAAAAGCACAATCAGCACCAAAGAGACTTGGTGCTAAACCAAAAGCAACTTCAGCAGATAGATCTAAGAACCCTCAATCTACTGGAGCACAAGCAAGAGGATCACAGCAACAACAAAAAGGTCCTAGTGGAGATGTAGTTACTGTTGCTTTTGGTAAGTTCAACCCTCCAACAAAAGCACACAAGAATCTTTTAAATGCTTTAAAGCAAGCAGCATCTGGTGGAAACTTTTATGTTTTCCCTTCCAGGGTTCAGGATGGTAAAAAGAATCCTCTTCCTGCAGATGCAAAGATTGATTTTATGAAAGCAATGTTCCCTGAGTATGCAGATAGAATTATTGATAGTGAAGAGTTTAAAACTATTTTTGATGTCCTAGCATTTTTAAATCAAGAAGGATACACTGCTATTAATATTGTATGTGGATCAGAAAGATGTTCTGAAATTGATAATCTTGCTAAGAAGCAAAATGGTCAATTATATAATTTCTCTTCAATCAACGTAGTATCTTCAGGACCAAAAGATCCAGATGCAGAAGACAATTCTTCAGTTGCTAGAAAAGCAGCAGCATCTGGTGATTTTGAAACTTTTAAAAAAGCAATGCCATCTGGTGTACAACCAAAACTTATTAAACAAATATTCCAAGAACTTGGTGGATCCCTTGAAGTTAAAGAAACTTGGCAGATTTCTCCTGACTTAGATCCAAAAGGATTAAGAGAGAATTATGTATTTGGTAACCTTTATAGAGTTGGCGACATAGTTGAAAGTTGTAATACTGGGTTAAGAGGTGAAATTATCAGACATGGAGCAAACCATTTGATCTGTGTAACTGAAGATGGTATTATGTTTAAATCATGGATCAAGGATGTTACTTTAGTATAAATAAAAAAAGAACTAGTTAAATTAATTAAATGTCTAACATTTGGGCGGATACTTTCTCTGCAATTAGAGATCCTCATCTTTCTGAAGAAAAGAAAGAGAAAGAGGAAAAAGGGGAGAAGAAGCATAAAGAAGGTCCTGCTGAAGAAAAGGCAGAAAAGAATGGCGAGAAAGAAAATGATAAACCCAAAAGATGGTGGGATGATGATGGTGATGGTAAGGGATATGAGAAGGGAGAAGTAAGTGGTAAGTTTCCTAAAAAGAAAGTCGCTAAAGAAGAAAGAGAACTGCACAGTAAGAATGGCAAGAATGATAAACTTGATGTGAGAAGGGGTATCAAGAATAAAATCAATACAAAACCAACAGTATCTGAAGAAGTTGATGCATGGATGGATGAATTGATTGCTGAAGGTTATGATCTTTCTAAGTTCACCTTAGATGAGATTGTTGGCATTTATGAGTCTGTTCAACTTGATGAAGGTGATACTTATGGTATGCCTGCAAAAGGTGATGCAGAAAGACAAAAGGCAGATCCTATGGCAGCAGCAAAAAGGCAAGCTGCTAGAGCAAAAGTTTCAAAGGAAAGAGCAGACTTCCAAGTTGCTCAGCAAGCACAAAGACTGAAAGTATCTACAACTGAATCTGTTCTTGCATTTGTTGAGTCAAGAACTCCACTTTTTGAAGCAAGGTTTGACCCTAAAAAGTCTAAGTTAAGACCTGCATCAGAGAGAACACAAAATGCAATGACTGATTCTCAGAGAAAAGCAAAAGAGAAGGAAGCAAAAAGAACTTCTGAAATTCATAGCAAAGGTGAAACTGTTCTTGCTGGATTAAGACCACAAGGTAAAAAGGGAAAAGTTCAAACTACTCCTGCTGCAAAACCTGCTGCTCCATCAGCAAATAGAACAGTAAAAGGTAAGTATGATAAACTTGCTAAAGCTGCTGATAAAATTTTAAAGGATACTAAAGATAAATAAGCTGAAGTCATCTAGAGGTTATTATGTCAGCATTAATCGCATGGGCTATTGCTAACCAAGCTCTGATTGCAACTGTTCTGTTTGCAGTTTCAGAAGCACTGGGAGCAAACCCAAAAGTAAAATCAAATGGTATTCTTTCACTCATTCTCCTTCAGGCACAATCAGTTTTGAAGAAGAAAGGTGCTCAAGATCTAACTCCATAATCATAACCAAAATATAATGACATGGGAGACCCTTATAGGTCTCCCATTTTTATAAATAACTTAAGAAAAGAAATTTTATTCAAGGTAAGACACATGGCTCTTTGGGGAACAGCAGATAGTATTAACTCACCTGGAACTATCAGTCTTGTTTATGCTACTAAAGTAATTACTGGATCTGGGACCTCATTTTCTTCAGCATATGTTGGTTCTGTAATTTATATTGGTGCTGGTAATACTGTTGGTGAAGCAGTTATTGATAGTGTAACTAATGCAACAACTGTTTCAATTGCTTCAACTCAATTCCTCAGTGGTGTTGCTGTTGCTGGTTTAGCATACACTTGCTCTCAGCAACCTAAGTATCTGATGCAGGATAGCAACTATAATTTGCAAGCAACTAGTGTAAACAATACAATTGTTGGTGTTGATGTATATGAAACTGCTGCTATTAGAGATACTGAATATTCAGATGGAGATACAGGATATAAGTATGCAGTAACACATGCTGGTTGGGTTGGTGTTCATACCTATGTTGATATGCATGGTAATCTAAGAGTTAAGTCTGAAACTCTTGTTGCACTGTCTGGTATTACAACTAATCTTCCACCAGTTCAAGGTACTACTTATGGTACAACTGGTGATGCTAATGATGACTCTAACTATCCAGATAGAACTGTTGACTTTACAACTCAACCAACTGCTGTTGTTGGTATTGCAACCACTTCTGCTACAACCCTGACAGCATTTGCTCTTGCAACTCCTTATGTTGGACTGTCAACTCAGTGGCAGTATGCATACCCAGTATCTGCTGGTTACACTGCACTCTCCAACAACTCTATCTACAGCAATGTTACTGGTCCTATTCTTGGAATTGGATCAACAAACATTACATCTTCCAGACCTAATGGATACAGCTTCAGAGCAGTTGTCACTGGTGATGGTGTAAGTGCTGAGTCTGATGGCGTAACAGTTACATATGCATAATTGATATATGAAGTTTGATGAGTTGAATGAAGATAATTATATTTTATTTGCCATAAAACATTATGACAATCCTCAAGCAGTAACGCAAGAGGATTTTTTTGAAGACTTAAGCAGATTCAAATATATCAAAAAACTATTAAGGAAGTATGTTAAGACAGGAGACTTAAAAACAAGTCTCCTGATTAACCATTTTATTATTGTCTTTAATATTTTTAATGAAGCTGCTTTGCCTCTTTTATTTTTTAAAATAGAAAAGGAACTTTGGTCTTCTATGAAAACATTCCTAGTGTTTTTAAATAGAGTTCCAGAGTATCCAAAAACATTTGTTGATGAAATCCCAACTGATGAAGAATGTTTAAAAATATTGCAAGAAATTTAAAACATGGAATCTTCTAAATTAAACAAGATAATAAATATCATTAGAGAAGATATGACTGCCACTGGTGGTGGATTGGCAGGGTTGCCTCCAGAGGAACCACCAGTTGATTTAAGAAAAACCAAGTATAAGAAAATTCCTTATTTTTTTAGAGAACTTCTGAAGAAAAATAAAAAGAGAAGATAAATGTTCCCATCATCTACAGATACCAAAATAGCAATATTAGAAGAAAGGTTATCTGTGTATGAACAGATGATGGAAAGAATTGATACAGCAATCCAAAAGATAGGAGAGACAAGTCAGAACATTAGTCAAATGCTTGCTGTTCACAATGAAAAGATTGAACAGTGTAATAGAACAGATAATTTAATTGTATCAATGATTGAAGATATTAAAAGATCTTCAAAAGAACAGCATGATGAAATCAGTAGAGAGTTAGGGGAAAGAATACAAAAAGTAGAAGTAAAAGTAGAAGGTCTTTCTAAGTTTAGATGGCAAGTATTAGGAGGATTAATACTAATAGGTTTTATCATTAAAATTGTGCCACCAGCAGTTTCTTTCTTGACTCCAGCACCATCTTCAACTACAATAGAGAGGACAAAGTAATACCTTTATCTTGTAATGAGTTTTGTTGATTCCAAGTATATTGGACTTGTTTCTTCTAGGCTTCAGAAATTTTCTCAAAGGAAACAAGGTCTGTATAATTTTAGATGCCCATACTGTGGTGATTCTCAGCGTCATAAAAACAAAGCAAGAGGATATATTTACAAGTTTAAAAATGACCATAACTTCAAGTGTCACAACTGTGGAGTGTCAAAGTCCTTTACTCATTTTTTGAAAGACCTTGATAATACATTGTATGACCAGTATGTTATGGAAAGGTATAAGAATGGATTGACTGGTAAAGGATCCAACACTGCAGATCCTGACTTCAATTTTCAAGAACCTAAGTTTTTCAAGAATTCTGAAAATCCTCAACCCCTGAAAATTGTAGACCTCCCTACCCTGGCAGATCTAAATACTACACATCCAGCAAGACAATATGTAGATCAGAGACAAATTCCAAAAAAGTTCTATGATCAATTATATTATTGTGAAAAATTTAAAGAATGGACTAATCAACAAAAACATACATTTGATTCTACAGACCAAGATGAACCAAGGATCATCATCCCACTTATCAATCATGGGAAATTATTTGGGTTTCAAGGTCGTAGTCTAAATGCAAAATCAAAAATTAAATACATTACAATTATCTTAGAAGAGCATCATCCAAAAATATATGGACTTGATAGAGTTGATTGGGACAAAACTGTTTACATAACAGAGGGTCCATTTGATAGTATGTTCTTGGAAAATGCTATTGCTATGGTTGGTGCTGATATTGATAGAATGTTTTTTGTCACAAATTTTGAGACTAAGTTTGTAATGGTTTATGATAATGAAAAAAGAAACAAACAGATCGTAGATAGAATATCAAAAGCAATTGATCTACATTTCCCTGTAGTCATTTGGCCACAAGATCTAAAAGAAAAAGATATTAATGACATGGTACTGTCTGGACATGATGTGAATCCTCTGCTAGAATTTAATACCTATTCTGGCCTAGAAGCAAAAGCAAAACTTATTAGTTGGAAACGAGTATGAGCAACGGAACAAAAGTAGTTAAGAGAAATGGATCTATTGAAGCACTAGATCTGAACAAACTTCATCTGATGGTAGAAGAGGCATGTAAAGACATTGCTGGTGTATCTGCATCTCAGATTGAAATGCATTCTGGTATTCAGTTTTATGATGGTATTACAACTGCTGAGATCCAAGAGATTTTAATTAGATCTGCATCTGATCTAATTGATCTTGATAATCCTAACTATCAATTTGTGGCAGCAAGACTCCTTCTGTTTGCAGTGAGAAAGTCACTTTATGGAAGAGTTCAGGATCATCCTTCACTGTTTGAGCATGTTAACAATTGTGTCAATCTAGGAGTATATGACCCTGACATTCTGACTAACTATAGTGAAGATGAATTGAACAAACTTGGTCACTACATAAATCATAATCGTGATTATCTATTTACTTATGCTGGACTCAGACAAGTAGTAGATAAGTATCTTGTACAAGATAGAAGCAGTGGTAAGGTTTATGAAACCCCACAGTTCATGTATATGTTGATTGCTGCAACTATTTTTGCTAGGTATCCAAAAGAAACCAGACTCTCATATGTAAAGAGATACTATGATGCAATCTCCAAGCACAAAATCAACATTCCTACGCCAATCATGGCAGGTGTTAGAACCCCACTTCGCCAATTTGCAAGTTGTGTTCTTGTTGATGTTGATGACTCCCTTGACAGCATCTTCAGTTCTGATATGGCAATTGGCAGGTATGTTGCTCAAAGAGCAGGAATTGGTATCAATGCAGGCAAAATCCGTGCAATCAATTCTAAGATCAGAGGGGGAGAAGTTGCTCATACAGGGGTTGTCCCATTCCTCAAAAAGTTTGAAGCAACTGTCAGATGCTGCACACAAAATGGGATTCGTGGTGGAAGTGCTACTGTCCACTTTCCCATCTGGCACAAAGAAATAGAGGACATTCTTGTTCTTAAAAACAATAAAGGCACAGAAGACAATAGAGTAAGAAAACTAGATTACTCAATTCAAATCAGTAAACTGTTCTATGAAAGATTCATCAGTAACCAAGATATCTCACTCTTCAGTCCACATGACGTTCCTGAGCTTAGTGCTAATTTTGGGCTTGATGGATTTGACGATTTATATCTGGATGCAGAACGAAATGAATCTATTTCTAGAAAAACTATCAATGCTCAAGAACTCATTCTGGACCTCTTGAAGGAGAGAGCAGAAACTGGTAGAATCTATATCATGAACATTGATCACTGTAATTCTCACTCTTCCTTTAAGGATAAGATTGAGATGAGTAATCTTTGTCAGGAAATTACTCTTCCAACAAAACCACTAAATCATATTGATGACCCTGATGGTGAAATTGCTCTTTGCATTCTGTCTGCAGTTAATGTAGGCAAAGTCAAAGATGATGAAGAGTTTGAAGAACTGTGTGATCTTTCAGTTAGAGGTCTTGAAGAACTGATTGACTATCAAGATTATCCTGTAATTGCTGCAGAAAAATCTACAAAAGCACGTAGATCTTTGGGTGTTGGTTATATTGGACTTGCACATTATCTTGCTAAACTGGGATTCAGATATGATTCTCAGGAAGCATGGGATGCAGTTCATGGTCTCTCTGAGTCATTCCAGTATTATCTCTTAAAGGCATCTAATCAAGTTGCCAAAGAGAAAGGTGCTTGTGAATACTTTAATAGAACTAAGTATTCTGATGGCATTCTTCCAATTGATACTTACAAAAAAGATGTAGACGAAATTACTTCAATTCTATACCAGCATGATTGGGAGACTTTACGTGCCGAAATTCAGGCACATGGACTTAGACATAGCACATTGTCGGCACAGATGCCTTCAGAGAGCAGTTCCGTTGTGTCAAATGCAACCAATGGAATCGAACCGCCTAGAGGATTCTTGTCTGTTAAAAAGAGCAAGAAGGGACCCCTTAAGCAAATTGTTCCACAGTACCAAACACTTAAAAACAATTATACGCTTCTTTGGGATATGCCTAGCAATCGTGGGTATATTAATATTGTTGCAATTATGCAGAAGTTCTTTGATCAAGCAATTTCTGGAAACTGGTCCTATAACCCAGAGAATTATGAGGATAATGAAGTTCCTACTTCAGTAATGGCACAGGATTTTCTAACAACTTATAAGTATGGTTGGAAGACATCTTATTATCAGAATACATATGATAATAAGACTGATGAAATTAAAGAACCAACCCAAAACATTAATGATTTAATTGAAGAAATTTTAAGTTCAAAAGGAGAGGATGATTGTGACAGTTGCAAAATTTAGAGTCAATTCAGAAGAGAATATTAAAGGAATGACAGTATTCAATACAACTCCAGTGGATTCCAAAAAGCAACCAATGTTTTTTGGAAACCCTCTTGGGGTTCAAAGATATGATCAATACAAGTATCCTGTTTTTGATAAGTTGACTCAACAGCAACTGGGATATTTCTGGAGACCTGAAGAGGTATCTCTCCAGAAAGATCGTGCTGACTATCAAACTCTTAGACCAGAGCAGAAACACATCTTTACTTCTAACTTGAAGTATCAGATTCTTCTAGATTCTGTTCAGGGAAGAGGTCCTGGTATGGCATTCATTCCATATTGTTCTCTTCCTGAATTGGAAGCATGTATGACTGTGTGGGAATTTATGGAAATGATCCACTCCAGATCTTACACATACATTATTAAGAATGTTTACTCTGATCCAACAGAGGTGTTTGATACTATCTTAAATAATGAAAGGATCCTGGAGAGAGCATCTTCTGTCACAGGAGCATATGATGATTTCATTAATTCTGCTCAACAATATGGAACTTCTAATGAGTGGATTTTTGCACAAGAGGGTGCAGGATATGCAAGAGAAGGAAGAATTGAATTAAAGAGGAAACTTTACAGGGCAATAGCAAATGTCAATATTCTCGAAGGTATCAGATTCTATGTCTCTTTCGCTTGCTCGTTTGCGTTTGGTGAACTCAAACTTATGGAAGGATCCGCTAAAATTATCTCTCTCATCGCCAGAGACGAAAATCAGCACCTTGTCATTACTCAAAACATCCTCAATAAGTGGAATGAAGGGGATGATCCAGAGATGCAACAGATTGCTAAAGAAGAGCAAGATTGGGTAATCAATGCATTTAAAACTTGTGTAGATCAAGAGAAATCATGGGCAGAGTATTTGTTCAAAGATGGATCTATGATTGGTTTGAATGACAAACTTCTCAACAATTATGTTGAGTGGATTGCCAATAGAAGAATGCGTGCTATTGGATTGAAACCAATCTATGATGTACCAGCAAAGAACAATCCACTACCTTGGACTGAGCATTGGATCAGTTCTAAAGGACTACAAGTTGCTCCACAGGAAACAGAAGTAGAGTCATATGTGGTTGGTGGTATTAAACAAGACGTAAAGAAAGATACCTTTGCAGGGTTTCAACTTTGATCAGAGGGGCATTTGCCCCTCTTTTTTTTATAAATAATTGAAAAGTCTTTGTGCGTCATGAATAATTTACAAGAAGCATACTTAGCAATCTATCAAGAAGCATTAGATCCAGAAGAAAGAGCATTAAGAAGAGCAGAGATTGCTGATAAAAAAGCAAGCAGAATGGATTCTAAGGTTGCTAAAAAGTATTCAGATTCAGAATCAAAGTCTGCTGAGAGAGAAGATAAGAAGTCAAAGGGCAAGCACATTCATGGAATGGCAGATTCTTATAATCCAGAAGGTGAAGTTGTTGATGAGAATAGAATGGCTTCCCGTATGGAAAAGATGCCTTCAGCACCTGCTAAAGTTGGTAAGGCAACTCATTCAATCAAAGATCTTGCTCCTTCAAAAAAACCATCTCCAGAAGAAAGAGCAAAGGCAAGAAAGGCACTTGGACTTGGTGAAGCAAAACAAGCATTCCCTCATAAGAAAGTTGATAGACAAGTTTATGATGCTATGGATTCTGGAGAAACTGCAGGTGATTCTGGTGATGCTGCAAAAGAAAAAAGAGATTATGACAGAGCAGATAAAATGCGTTCAGTTGCTGCAAAGTATGGTGGAAAAACCAGAGCCAGAGTAAAAGAAGAGTTTGTTGATGAGAAAAAGGATGATTCATATCTGGAAACTGATATGAATAAGCGTCAGAAGAATAATGAGAAGGCAATTGCTGACATGAAGAAGACCAAGGCACATGCTGATATGGTCAAAGCAGCAAGAAAGCATTTTGAAGAAACTGACTTGGAAGAGAAGAAAGGTCTTTGGGATAACATTCATGCTAAGAGAAAACGTGGTGAAAGTCCTGCTAAACCAGGAGAAAAGGGATATCCTAAGACTCTCAATGTAGAAGAACTGGATCAAATCATTGAAGGTATCAGACAAGCAAGAAAGAATGTTGGTGCTTCAAAGTGCTGGACTGGTAAGAAACTTGGCAGTCCTTCAACCAAAATGAAGGGTGGTAAGGAAGTACCTAACTGTGTTGATGAGGCAGTGTATGGTGGTGAAAAGAAAGAACCAGAAGATAAGAGAATGGTAGTAACAAAAGCAGATAAAACTGGAAATACAAAAGCATATCAGAATTACAAAGCAGGTCACAAAGGATATAAGGCTGCAGATCACCTAGGTGAAAGGGCACTTGATCCTACTGAAAAGGCAGAGAAGGAAAGACTTGTAACAGGAATGAAGAA